GAGAAATTAATGTCAAAATTTCAATTTTTATATGAAGACCCAACAGCAACTTTACAAGTAACTGGTTCTACACCACACGGAATTTACGATGCAGATTCAGAATTTCAAACCGATAGTTTAACGGTTTGTAAATATGTTGCAACAAAACTTGGACATCCAGTTATGCAACTTGAATTTAATAGTGGTTCTATATATGCTTGTTTAGAAGAAGCAGTATCAGAATATTCACAACAAATCAATCATTACAATACAAAGAATTGGATGTGGGAACATTACGGAAATACTGATACCACCACTGGAATGAGTTCAACAGGTTCACATCAAGCTGAAACTCCTGTGGGTGGAATGTCTTTATTTACCTTAGCAGAACAATACGGACAAGCTGTAAATGTTGGAGGAAACACTACAATGTTTACAGGTTCAATAACCATTACATCATCTCAACAAGTTTATGATTTACCAAGTGAGGCTAATTTAGAGTCAAGTGTTACAACTACAAATCCAATGGTGGTTCAAAGAGTATTTAATCAAGCACCCGCTGCAATATCTAAATTTTATGACCCTTTTGCTGGAACTTATGATAACATTGAATTATTAGATTCTTTTGGATTTGGTAGTGTATCACCAGCAGTGTCTTACATATTAAGACCAATATCATATGATTTGGCTAGAGCTAATGCGATTGAAACAAATGACTTGATTAGAAAATCTGCATATTCATTTGAATTAGTAAATAATAAAATGAGGATATTTCCAAAACCTACATCAAAAGATGCTGGTGATAAAATATATTTTCATTATTATAGACGAGAAGATATGACGGATGTTACTCAAACTAAGACAAGTGGTAAAGTATCTGACCCATCAAACATACCATATAAATTTATTGTATATAATGAAATAAATTCAATGGGTAGAAATTGGATTAGAAAATATACTTTAGCATTGTCAAAAGAATTATTAGGAATTATTAGAAGTAAATATGCTTCATTACCATTACCAAATGGAGAAGTCTCTATGGATGGTGAAGCTTTAAAGGCAGAAGGTAGAGAAGAGAAAGCAAATTTATTAGAAGAATTAAATAATTTCTTAGAAGCTGTTAGTAAAAAAGAACAAGCAATTACAGAACAAGAAGTTGCAAATGCTCAACAGGAAGTATTAAATAAAGCTCCATTAAAAATATACATAGGATAATTAAATGTCTCAAACAAAACCATTTTTTATACCACAAAAAGAATTTGATTTATTAAATCAAATGAATGAAGAATTAATTGATGAAATTATTGGACAATCAGTTGATATTTATAAAGTGAATATTGATAAAACTGAAGATAATATGTATGGTGAATCAACCGCTAAATACTATGATATAGGATTCAGAGTCAATTGTTTGATTGAATATGCTGAACCTACGATAGAACAAGACGAGTTTGGAGCAGATTTAAATTCAAATATAACAATGTTCTTTCAAAGAGAAAATTTATCAAGTGGTTCATTGAATTTTTATCCTGAGAATGGTGATATTGTGGATTGGAATGATTACTATTGGGAAATTAATGGAACAACAGAACCAAAATTATTCGGAGGACATCCGAACTTTAAACATAACATTGTAGCGACAGCACATCGTTCAAGATTATCATCGTTACAAATAGAGGAAAGGCCTAAATAATGAGTTTAGATATTTTAAAAGAAAGATTTAATGGAAAACTAACAACTATCAAATATGAACAAGAGATAGATTATAGAGAAAAGACTATTAAAAATTTAGAGGAAGAAACTAACAACTTATCAAATCAAGTGGTAAATTTAGAAAATGAAAAAACTAATCTTTTACAAGAGTTAAATAAAGCTAGAAATTTTGAAACTGGATTATTTTCTACAAAACAAAAAGAGTTTGAAAATAAAATAAATGAAAGAAAATATGATATTGAAGAACTTGAAAGTGAAAATTATTCTTTACAAGAACAAATTAACAAAAAAAATGAAAGACTTGAATATAAAGATAAAATAATTAATAACTCTAACAATATTTTAAAAGAGGCAAAAAATAAAATAAATCGTTTAGCTGCAAAATTACAAAATTCAAAAAATTCTAAAAAAGAATTAAAGTTAGAAATTAGAAAAACTTATAAAGAATATTTATTTGAAATAAATAATTTTGAAAGCCAAATAAAAGATAAAAATCAACTTATAAGTGAACAGAAACAAATATTAAAAGAAAAAAATAAAAAAATAAAACAAGTTACTGATATAATAAAAGAGTTAAAAACAAAAAATGATAAGAGTAACGAAGTAATCAATGAGTTAAGTGATAAATTACAACAAAGTGAAAATTCCTTAATTGTAGAAAATGGTAAATTTCAAAAAGAAATTGATAGTAAAGAAGATACAATTTCAGAATTACAAAGTGAAGTGGATATACTTTCAAATAAAGTAATTTCATTATCTGAAACAGTTGAAGACAAATCTGTTTTGGAAAAAAGATTACAAGAAGCAGAACAATTTCAGCAGGTGGTTAAAAATACTAAAAGTAATTATAAACAAGTTCCACAAATGAAATCAAAATTATTTAATACAGATAATTTAATTTCAATGTTAAAAGAGGTATCAAAACAAAAACAAGGTCCAAAACCACTGTCTTGGAAACAATGGATAGAAATACCAGAAAATAAATATTTAAATGAATTAAATCATAAAATAGCTAAAAAAATATTTAATGAAAATAATAATTTATATTTAGAAGATGAGAGAAGAAAACACGACAGACACTCACGAATGAACCTAGAAGCCTCATCCACTGCATTATTACCATTAACAGTTGGTAATTTAAAAGGATATTATTCATTTTCAACACTATCTAGTCTTTCAAGTGGAGCTGCTGTTAGTCAATGGGATGATTTAAGTGATAACAATAATCATTTAACACAAGGTACTGCTAATGCACAACCTGAATACAATGCATCAGTAAATAGTTTACAATTTAAAAGAAATAGTGATAATTTAGACCATATGGATTTTACAACTGGTTTAGCTTTATCTGAATTTACATTGTTTTTTGCACTTAGTTTTGGTAGTGAGAATCGTCAAGTGTTACTAAAAGATACTGCTGGAAATGATTTGATTGAGATTTTGTATGTTAATGCCAATAGAGCTAACCTTTTAGTAAAGGGTAATGATGGGACTAATAGTGTATCTACAACAGTTACACCTGCAGATGGTACAATTTTACAAGGCACAAAACTTTTATTAACTTGTAGAAAAAAACCATTCAATAGTGATGATGGATTTGGACAAGTGGAGTGGTTTATAAACAAAACATCTTTAGGAACAAGTGATGATTATGATGAAAACATTTTACAAACCATTAATGAACTTGGTTTTGGAAATAGTAGTACGGGATTCGAAGGAAACATATATGAAATGGCTATTTATGAAAAAGCGTTAGATGGTGGGCAACTTGGAAAATTACAAGACTATTTTATCAATAGAACAAGTATAAGTGTATAAGGATAACCAATGGCTGTTCAACAAATAACAGGAAAAAAGATTACTAAGTATGATACTTCAAATCCTAACTTTGTAGAAAAACCTAAACCAAAACAAGAGGTGAGTGGTAATGTGCAAGAGGATGAAGATATGTATGGTGAAAGAAAACACACTTACATACCCGAACCAAATGGTAATCTACAAATGGAACAAATGATGGGTAAGTTGATGAATAAGTTGGATAACTTTGATTCACCGAGTCAAACAGGTGTAAAAGCTATTGAAGTAGATATTAAAAAAGAAATTGCAATTGGTAAAGCTGATATGAGTAGTATTAAATCAGAAGAAGTAAAGGGTAAAGTTAATAACAAATTAGATAAACTTAAAAAACTGAGAAGACGAAATGGCCGTTAATAAAATAACAAATAAACAAACACTTAATAGGGAGTCAGTTAATAGAGCCACACAAGTGTCTACAAAAACTAATAGAGTTCGTGGTAATGCAAAACAGACATTAACTCCAGGAAAAGATTTTAATAATAATTTTGCTGTAACATTAAAAGATATTGATACATCTGTAATGACTCATATGAAAAATGTAATGAAACCAAAAATAAAAGAAGCTAACGAAATACTTAAAGGTCCTGATTATTATGGTAATGAGGAAAGATGGAAAAATTTTAGAAAAAGGGGTGTGTTAAGAGATAAAAATGGCTCATTAATATTACCATTAATTATGTTTAGAAGAACTGATGTTTCTTTTGATGATAATATGCCTATGTCTTTCGACCACGATGTAAAAGGTGAATTTATAAAAGTAGCTAGAAGTAATGCCTGGTCAAAAGATAATCAATATGATAGATTTTCAGTTCAAAGAGGACTTAAACCCGTACAAGAAGTTATTTATACTGGAATGCCAGACCACGTAGTTTGTAATTATTCAGTAGTAATGATGACTAATTATATTGAACAAATGAATATATTAAGTGATTTATTTCTTGAACATATTGGAACATACTTTGGTGATTCAGAACAATATAAATTTTTATCTTCATTGGATGGTAGTATAAGTGATGCATCTGAAATGAATCAAGATGGTGAACGATTGATAAAAACTGAATTTGGTTTATCAATAAAAGCATATGTAATACCTGAATTTACAAGTAATATATTTGGAACAACTAATGAAACTTCAAAAGCACTTACACCATCAAGAGTTGTGTTTGGGTTTGAGGGTGATGCTACAGACGAACAAGTAGGAAAATAAATCACTTGTTTTGAAAATTTATATATATTTATATATGAAACATTAATGGAGGTTATAAATGCCAGAAGAAGTAAAATTCACAGAATAAGAACTTAAACAAGTTCAAGATATACAACAAAGTTATGCAAATGT